AAAATCTTTATTTTTAGGATCTTTAGCTTCTAATTGTTTTGTAGGTGTAGGTGTTGCATTAAATCTTTCTGTACTCGCTGTTGCTGCGTCTGTGAATGGTGTTGCATTACCTTGTGCCATAATACTCTTAGTTGCTGGATTTGTTGCTGCGAAAACATTTGCTCTATCTGTGGCATCTTGAATAAATGGACTTACATTTCCACTAGCTGATAGTACTTTTTCAGCGGGATTCGTATTGATATATGTGTTTAAATTTCCTTGTGCATCTATAATTGGTTGACTTGCATTATCTTTGGCAGTTAGTGTTTTTTCATTAATTGCCAAAACATTATAGCCCAGGATATTCTTTATTGCATTATCAATAACATTGCTTCCATCATCTTTAAACATAATTGATTTAGGCGGTAAACTAGCATTTTTGAATGTATCTATTTTTCCATTGATATTATCTAATGGCAGACTTGCTTTATCTACAATTTCAACATTTTTAGGTTTAATACCTTTACTGTCTAACCATTCTAAGTCTTCTTTAGTCATCTTAATAGTACGACCTTGACTTTCAGCAATAGTGATTGCTTTCATAATATCTGGCAATGCTAATGCTCTTTCATAATCGTTTTTAAAATTAAATACAAGATCATGACCTTCAAATTTAATTCCTATAGCTTTAATATCTGAGTGACTAGTCCAATTATTTAGAATTTCATTAACTTCTTTTACTTTGGCTTCAATAGAACCTAAATTATTAATGTATTCTTCTTTAGTATCTGTAATTAAACCAATTTGTTTTAATGCTGCAATTTTAGCAGCTAAGGCTGTTTCTTCCATTCCTTGCTGTAAAATTTTCTGTGCCTCTTTACTTTCAGTTGCAGCTTCTGTAGCACTCTTACCTAGTCTCTTATAGAGATTCTCTATTTCATTCATCTCTTGAGTTGTTAAACTTCTATGATCTTTTGCAGCGTTAGATAAAATTTCTTTGATTTTCCCTTGTGCTTCTCTTACAGAATTCACTGAATCATCAAAGGTTTGTTTAATAAATTCAGATTGTTTTTTATATTCTGCTTCTTCAATTAATCCAGCAGCTTTTAAATCATTTAACCTATCATTTTCTGCTTTTCTACGTTTTTCAATACCTTCTACAGTAGATAATGCTAAGTCATTAATAGTCTTAATCTGTGCCATTGCATATTCTGATGTAATGTTTTTATTCTCTAAATAGCTTGATTGAATACTTGATAATGAATTACCTAGCATAATTCCATAGTTTCTAAACTTACCTTCGATTTCATTTACATCTTCATCACTTAAAGATAGATTCTCTTTTAGTTTCTTTCTGATTTCTCCATCAGAAGAATACCAACTACCTTCTTTAAAGTTTTTATCAAGACTTTCCATGATTGAGGTATTAGCTTTTTTAATCTTTTCAGTTTCCTCTACTATGGCTTTACTATTATTTTGAACATCACCTTTTAATCTGTCGATTGCACTTCCAGATTGTGTTGCACCCTTAATCACTTGATCATACCACTCTTTGTATTTTCCGTTAGTTTGTTCAACGGATGCTTCATGATTTCTACTGTCTTTTGTCATTTCACGATATATTCCATATCCTAATCCAACAAAAGCAGCTCCAATTAAAGCAGCTCCTGCTACATATGGATTAGTTAACATAGAAGCCATACTTCCAGTAGTTGCAGCCTTAGTTCCAACACCAGCAATTTCAGTACCTAATTTAGCAACATCAGCTACTGCTTTACCAGTTCTGATTTTACCTAACCATTGAATCAGAGTACCTATACTCTTAACTCCTGCACCCGCACCTGTTGTTAATCTTCCTAGAACAGATAAGAATGGACCCATACCTAACACGGCTAATTGTACAGTTGGTGGCAATTTACTAAACCATAACATCATATCACCTAATGTTTTCACTACAGGTTTAGAATGTTGCAATACTTCTGCCAATCTAGGTAATAACTGTGCTCCCATTTCAATGGCCATTTTTTGAATTTCATTCTTAGCCATTTGAATTTTACTAGCACTTGTTTGGTATCTGATACTTGCTTCTTTAGTTAAGGCTGTATTTTCTTTCCAACCTTTATTTGCAATTTCTAAAGCTTTACCTAATCCACTATCACCATCTAATGCTCCAGAAAGTCTCTTCATGGCATCAGCTTCACGAATACCTGTTACACCTAATGATGCCAGTACATCGTTAACATTACCTCCACTTTCTTTTACATTCTTAAGACCTTTAAGAACTAATCCAAGTGCCTCTACAGGTCGATTATTAAATACATTAGCAAACTCACCAGCACTAACTCCAGCAGCTTTAGCAAACTTACCTAAGTTTTCTCCACCTGACATTACTGCGTTTTGCATTTTTGTCATTACCTGTGTCATTGCACTACCACCAGCTTCTGCCTCGATACCAACGGTACTCATTGCAGCTGCTAATCCTAATACATCAGCCTCAGACATATTGGTTTGTTTACCCATCCCAGATAGTCTTTGAGACATTTCTACAATAGATCTTTCATTTGTAGCAAAGTTATTCCCTAATTCTACTAATGTAGAACCTAGATTTCTAATACTACTTTGGCTTGTTCCCATAACAGCCATGAATTGAGCTAAACTAGTTGCTCCTTCTTCACTACTTAAGTTGGTAGTAGCTCCTAAATCTGCGATAGTCTTTGTAAAGTCAACTATATTTTCAGTTTTAATACCTAACTGCCCTGCTACTTCACCGATTCTTGCTAATTCATTTGCACTAACAGGAATTTCTGTAGAAAGATTTAAGAAACTCTGTCTAATCTTTTCTAGCTGTTCTGGTGTAGCGTTAACAGTTTTAACTACTCCAGCAAAATCACTTTCAAAATTGATTGCACTTCTAGCAGCTAATAACATTCCAGATGATAGTCCAGCAGTAGCTCTTGTTAAGCCGTCACCAACTCCCGACATTTTCTGTCCTAGAACTTGTGCTCTAGTCCCAACATCATTGAATCTTTGAGCAGTATCTGCTAATCTACCACCACTATTTCTAAATGCAGTATGAGTTTTCTCAACTGCATCTCTTAATTTAAAATAACTCGTTTCAGCATTAGCTATTTTAGTTGGTAATGCTCCTAATTCTTTCTGTTGAGTACTTAAAGTACTATTTAAGCCTTTAATTTGAGTTTCAAGGCTTTTGACTTCTTGTTCAGTCTTCTTATATGCTTTGCTTGTATTTGCCACTGTTTCTTTATATTTCTGAACAGCAGCACTACTCTTACCATAAGTGCTTTCTAAGTGTTTTAATTGCTCTTTTTGACTTTGTAACAACGTTCCATTTGTCTTTAAAACTGATTGTTTTTGCCTGAAAGCATTCGATAACTTTTCAATCTCTTTAGGTATTTCACTAGTAGATTTTTTTAAAGCATCATATTTATCTTTTAAACTATTAACATTACTTGCTGATTGCTTCATTTGAGTAGTTAATCCACTCATCTTTGCCTTGTAGATATCGTATGCTTTCGCACCACTACCTAATGAAGCTATATTCCTTCTAGCTTCTGCTTGAAGTTGTCGTAAGGCATTTTCACCTTGCTTAATAGCAGAGGTAAAAGAACCTACACCTTCTGCAGTCAGTATGACACCGACTTTATCCATGTAATTTGCCATTTTTACCTCCTACAGTACATTACTTATGTTAGTAACTCGCATGCCTTCTTCTTCAGAATCATCTATTGTATAATTTTCTTTAATATATCTATTTATCATAATACTAATTATATTCCTTATTGCTTTTAAATCTCAAAAACTGCTTTATTTAGGTTGATATCTATTGATTATCTACTGCAATCAGTATATTAATAGGTTTATTTTTATACATCAATTTTATGCAATATACTTTTACTATAGTATACATCATAAAGATGAAAATTACAAAAAGAGGGCACTAAAAAACGAAGTTACTATCTACAGTTATTCCAATCATCAATGGCCTAACTATAAATAGCAACTTCGTCAATTTACATAGTATGTCAATACAATATTTTATTGTAATTCATCCAAGGTATCACGCAATTGTGACATTTCATCAAGAGCTTTAGCAACCCCTTTGATAACAGCATATCGTGGAGACTCTACCAAATACGATGCAATACCTACAGAACGTGTAATAACACGATCTAACCCATCGATGAGAGCACCGCCACCGGTAAGAATGATGCCGCGATCATTAATAGCCGCTACAAGCTCTCGCGGTGCTC